TGGAGACCCCCTGCACACGGTCAAGCCATATCCTCCTTTCTGCTATTGTGTATTTCTCTCAACTTTTTTTGTGTATCAGCGTCTAATCTAAAGAAGTTCCATTCTATCCACATAGATATATCTACAGCATCTACGCAAACTTCACAGTAACAACCGTTAACAGCTTTTGCCTTTGAACATACGTCACATTTCAATGATTTCATATTAACCCTTGATTTAATTTGAGATAGTATTTATAGTACTATAAATACACCCAAAGGAGGCTGGTTATGAGCAGCACGCGAGAAAAGGTTGATGCTATACTTGAAGAGTGGCAAAGTGGTGAGCGTAATAGAACTGAGATCTCAAGACGATTGCGCTCAAAGGGTATTGAATGTGCTGAATCTACAGCACGTAGGATTGTAAGAGAACTGATTGATGATGGATCTATTGAAGAGAAGATTGAAAGTTTATTCGATTGTAGCGGTCCCATCTTTCCTGACAAGCCTACGCCCGAACAAGTTGGATATGATCAGGATCTTGAAGAGAGAATACAAATCCTTGAAGAAGAAAATACCAGACTAAAGTCTCAAATGGAATGGACAACACACTCAGCAGAACACGATCTATCTGGTGGAACTGCTACCCTCAATATAAGCGATCTTCACTTTCATGACAAGGGCCATATGTTATCCTGTTTCAACGCCCTGACTATTAAGACGTTGGAACCTATCAGGCATTTCGCTCCAAGGAAATTTGTAGGTATAGTGAACGGTGATATCATCCCCGGCAGAGGTATATATCGTAACCAAGCAATGGAAACAATTCTCCCTAAAACTGATCAACAGATTGGAGCAGGAGCCTTCAAGTTTTTCGAGTTCGATAAGTCCTTCGAGAAACTTCTTGGCAACACTCCTAGGGAGTGGATTTTCCTGAAAGGGAATCATGATTATAGTATGGGTGAGCCACTTACGCTGAAGTTTGTCACCGCTCTCCGTATGTTAGATGTGAATGCTAGGTATGTCGGAGATGTATGGATTCAGAATATTGCCGATTCTGGAATCCACAACGTTCTATTTGAACATGGATATGGTGCTAGTTCCTACGGCCCAACATCCAACAAGATGGTTCTGGAAACGTTTGTCAAGATAGTAGATTTCCAGAAGCGTGGTATCATGATTGAAAGAGTTTCTCACGGTCACGGCCATTGGCAAGTGGTTGGAATAAGAAGAGGCACCATATACTGGGATACCACTGGTGGATTACAACGAAATGATAGATCCAGTATTGGATCTAATACTCGTCCCACCGGATGGATACTTTATATATCCACAAAAGGATCTTCTGAGATATTAAATCCAATTGAAATAATCCCTCCCGAAGAATCGTTAAGAGCAGATCTGGACGATCCGTTCCTTGAGGAGCGTAACAGGAAGGATGCATCCAGATGTCTGGAATCGTTTGGTGAACTAATGCGTGAGAAGAATATAATAGCAGACATTAAGCCATATAGCAGTAACAACGGCAGTGATGATAATGAGACGAGATGATTACTGATGATAAAATAAATGATACAGCAAAAGTCCTCATTGAAAGATGGTATAACTACCTTGGATTAGGTGACTGGACTATTGATATAAGATGGAATACTGATCCTGATTGGGAGAATCAGGGTGATTGCCAGTGTACTTATGGGAGAAAGTATGCGGCAATCACCCTGAAGAGCACCGTAACATTTGAAAATCTTAGAGATACTATCATACATGAGCTTGTGCATGTAGTATTCTGGAGATCATTCAATAGTCCAGTATTACTTGAAGAAGCTAAAATTATACCTAAGAAGGCATACGATTTATGGTTTAAGATGTTCGAGGAAAGCGTTGAGTATGATATAGATTCACTTACGAATGCATTATGTAGAATTAAGTTACTCAACGACGATGACTTAAGGTTCTGATCTTACCTCATATAATATAAGAAATTATATAAATATTATCAAGGGTTAATATTTTTAGTCGCAAAAACTTTCTTTCCATTCTATATCAATATATGAATCTTCTGAAACTTCTATCAATTCTGACATAGCTTTGTTATCTTTATTCCTTATTTTAAGACCTATGCAGGTCACGTTCTGTCCAGCCTTAACGAAATCAAGAAGTTCAATGATATCTACAATAGCTCTCATATCTCCGATTTTAGTCATCTTACACATTTTCCCTCACGTAAGTATCAAGTTGCTCAATGGCGTCCTCAATACGATACACTGTGTTATCTGTTGATTCAATGGATGTACTGATGTCATTAGATTGAGAAGTTTGTGATGAATGTGCCTCATCAATCTCAGTACTTAAATTGATTTCGCTCCTTTTAATCATCTCCTTGAAAACGGAATCAATCGTAACCTCATCTGATTCTACTTCAGCTTTCATAATATTATACTGTAATCTCAGTGATTTGAATGCGCCTTCAAGATCATCGTGTGTTATGTTATCACTTCCTTTTGTGTGAGCATAAAGAATAGCACGTTTACATCCTTCAATAATAAAGGCAGGGGTATATCCTTTAACAGATTCAAGAAGTTCTTCCACTCTGTAATCCATCGCGTCCTCGCATGAAGTTGAAATCATCTTGTTCAGCACATATGAATCAATCTTTCCAATTTCAAGGATAGTATCAATTCTCCCAGGACGCTTCATTGCTTGCTGGATACGATTAACATTATTGGTTGTCATTATAATCATAACTTCTGACGATTTAGATAGAACACCATCAACAGTGTTTAGAATTTCATTGAGATCTGTATCTCGTGTACCTGATGTAATTTGATCTACATCTTCGAAGAAGACTACAGCAGGTGGAAACTTCTGACCAAACTCAATGAGTGGATTGAATACATCACTACCAGATCCCGGCTTGACGTTAATGAAAGTAGTGTTGTTCTTCTGGCATTCAAGCGCAGTAAGGTATGCAGTAAGTGTTTTGCCTGTTCCGTAAGTTCCAGACAAGAGTATGCTACGTTTAAATCCTGCACCCTTTTCTCTTAACTGTTCTCTATTCCTGATTAATGAGAATATTTGAGCATCAAGGTGTGACTGTTCTTCGAGTGAATACACTATCTTCTTTGCTTGTTCATCATTAAGATGAAGGAAATTGAAATCAGAATCAATGGCCTTACCCTTAAATATAGGATTCTCTGCAAGCCATTTCTTTGTTCCCTCTTCAAGCATAGTCACAAGAGGTTCACACTTAGCCTTATATCCTATATCTATAAGGAGCCTACCTTTAATCTTTGGAGAACCATTTCTTATTTGAATATGAATTTTGATTGGTAAACCAGGTACCTCAACAGCTCCGATGGGAACTGTCATCATCTGGTCTGGGCCAATTTCAATATTTTTTGTTTCTGCTGGTCTCTGAAAGAAACCAAACCCTGTAGGTTTCCCAATGAGTTCACCAAATGTTTCTTCAGTAGCCATAGTAAATGCATGTAATAAATCTGATGGATGTCCTTCAATTTCAATATGTTTATTCTGCTCTTCTTCCATACTCTCTTGATGTCTCCTCAATGCATCAATTGCATTTTCTACATTCTCAAGATGACTAGGAAGAATGATACTGTTACCTTCAAATCTGATTTTCATTGATGCTTCTGCTCTTACCTCAAGTGCTTCATTTAATTTACCAACAGCAATCTCGACATCATTTTTCTTCAATGACATTTTACTAGTCTCCATTTTGAAATATTTCAAACTTGTGACCAGTATTGGCCCATATAATCCTTAGATTTACGGTTCCACATAGTTTTTTGCTTAGAGTCACCTTGTAAACGACCTGCTAGTAGTGCTTTGATCATGTACTTCAATCCTTTGTCTCCTTTTATAGTTCCATATGGTTTGAATGAAGGTCTATGTCCACGTTCACTTATTATAATCCGATCATATATTTCTGCACTATCCTCTACACTCCATCTGTGTCCATAATTATTCTCAAAGTAATGTGCCTCCTCTTCTAGTTTAAATCCCATAGCCCACATCAAAGGGCATCTACATTTATTGTCTACTCTCCATTCCCCCCATGCAAAAAGTTTAGGATGCTCACTATTGTTTAATGCACAACGCATCTTTTTTATTACTGATTCCTTTGTTATGTAATCCATTCTAATCATCCTTCTATATTCGATGATGTTGCCAGCTGGAATTATTAGTATCTATTATATACCTAGGTTCTATTGTATCTACATTACTCCATGTTTGTTCTTGTATTGATATTGATGTACCATGTAATACAGCTATATCTCTAGCTAGGTTACGTACATGTTCTATACTATAATGATCTATGTTATGTATTACATTACCACTATCAGTAATGAATCTATATGTCATTATATGTACCTTTACATGTTATATTATTATTATCCTATATTATTATATACATGTCAGTATACATGTATTGACCTATATATATCAAAATAGAAAATAATTTCATTTGTTTGACACGCCTATATTACTGGTGTTGGCTGGCTCTAAGAAAATGTTCCGTTTGGCTCCTGTTAATTGATGGTATTTTACAATCCCCTATCTTTGAGTTCCTTGATAATGGCGTAGCTCAAACCATGAGGATGTGATTTGAGCATCAACCTGTCATACATAGACTCAGGAATACGTATTGTTTTTTTTATTAGATCTTCTTCCCAGTGATTTGGTCTGCCTACTAGATTGCGTTTCATATAGTTATGGGGAAAGTCAAGGGGAGACCTTTTTCTTCCTCCATCCTCCTTTAAGAATCCGACAGAGACTTATCGCTGTTTGAGTTACTATTTTCATTGACTTCGATGACGTGGTAATCAAGAACTTGATTAAGTACTTCACGTAGAAGTGATGACTGATTTAAGTCATTGATCCTTATAAACTCTTTCCATTTGGTAGCTGTCTCTACTCCAACGTTTGTGGAGATTACTCCTTTAGGATTTACTCCTGCTTTCTTGTATGCTTCTAGATTCTTAATCATCTCACTTCTCCTTAACTTGAAAGCTCTCCTTCTGGAGAGCAACCGATATATATGTTGCAGTTTGGGACACCTCCAACCCATCCTGAGACGTACCCTTCCGGTAAGCCCATCAACCTGCCCGACTCTGGGAAGTGTTTACTGTCATACTCTACTTCATACCTCTCACAAATTGATCTTAGTGCTTTGACCTGTTTGCTTGTCATGCTGATTCATCCTTATTTATAGCTTAGGAAATTTAACTATGTTGTTGTATTCCTTTACCTCTGCACTTAATATACTTATATCAAACACTGGTTCTATTTCTTCTCCAGCAATTTTTTTCTTTGCAAGTTCAAGGAGTTTAGCGTCATTGTCTACCCATAGATCCTCCTCATTTTCTTCATTGTGATGTACCACAACAGTATGTGTAGAGACTACTTCTAGTTTGATTTCGTATGTTGGCATATAACCTCCTTTCCTTTTCTGGATTATTCTTGGAGACGGGTTTCGGTCCAAGTGGAACTATTGAGAATGGCCTTTGCCTCCTTGTCCCAATTCATGGGAGTGTTGGCTTCGGCCTCGAAAGCAGCTTCCCTAGCCCTTAAGGCTTCGGCATCTCTATCTACCTCGTCCTCGAAGTAAGCAACCACCTCGAAGTATGTCCCGAAATCATGAGGAAAAGATTTGATTCCAAATTCTCCATCTGGGAATTTACGCTCAAGCTGTTCCTTGAATGCCCGACATTCTAAACGAGCCATTGCTCGGTAGTTATCTCGGCCTACTTGAGCACATTGTTCTTCAACGGGTGCTGATCCTATGTTGATATAATCTCTCATGTCTGTATCTCCATGTGAATCATGCCCTAACTGCATTCTTAATATATTTACACGTATTCTATATCCTCCTCTCCTGGGAATAGAGGCTTAGAGACTATAGTTATTATCTTATCATTCTTATATGTGGATATATTCCAAGGACGATCACAGTCTATGAATGTGCAATGTTCATAGACGATCTTGCCCCTGCTGGACGAACTTGCTAAGAAGCTGGTAGTAGGTTCGCAGTTCCAATGGAAGTCACAGTTTATAAACACTGCGTGCCTGACTACTCCATCATCATCTTTCGGTAGTGGTAGACCACTTTGCAAAGGATAATGCAGCGGTGTGTCTTGATCCTTATAGTAAGCATCACAGTATACTTTGGTATAGTCAGGCTTATTGGCAGCATCTTCTATCAACTTCTTGATATCAGAAGCCGTAAGTGCGTATCTTCTAGTCATGTCTATCTCCGTTGTTGATTATGCTTCTATCCATTCTATCTCATCCTTGAAGAATAAATGCTCTACGCCATCATACTCTTTCACTATAAATTTCTCACCCTTGCTTACCCACCATATAGAGAGACCTTTAAGGCTCCGTCTATAGTACATTTCTTCAGGATACCGTTCTCTTGCTATTTGCTCAATAACGGAAATATCTTTTCCATCCTCGATAGCCCTGACGATTTCTGGATCAAATAGTGCTCGCATCTTATTTTCTTTTTCCATACTAGATGACCAACCTCCTCCGAATCTCTGACTCACAATCACTGCAACCCTTCCTTTACAGTCTGTAAATTTTTGCAAGCCTAATTTTCTTGAGGCTTCAGATGAGTTGTGTCCGTAAGAGGTCATGAAAATCTCCTTGTGAATTCATTTTGAAATATTTCAAAACCAGTTAGTGTTATTGTGAATCTTTCTTTGCGGCAATTCGGAATGCAGAACGTGGACCTTCATTCTGTTGACGTGCATAATTTATCATATCAGTGCAAGCTTTTACAGTTTCCTTTGCATCCTTTGCTTCCTGAAAATACATCTTGCCAACGTACTTGAAGCTACCCTTTGCGTCCTGAGTAATTTCAATTGAATGAACATCGTCTTGTGTCTCAACTGTTCTTACCTTTTTTCCTTTATCATCTTTTTCTACTGTTGCCGTTGACATTTTCAGTCTCCTTTTCTTTCTGTTGGTTATATCTACCAAACTCTTTGGTTTAAGGATTTAGGTAAGTGAATAACATTGCCAACAATATCTACTGTTGGAGTTGTATATAAAGACTGAACTAGTTTCGTTGCCTCATTATTTCGAAGCAAGTCTAGCATTAATCCATCTTCGTTAAAGAGTAGAACATCTCCGTTTGGAAGTTCTAATTTTTCTACCCACCCTTCTACATAGCTTTGCGCTTCTGACAAAGAAGGGATATCTTCTCTCTTCTCAATCGTTCTCATATTAGTAAATCTCTCGTTAAGCATTAGCATCCTCCCATTTAGGTGCGACTTCTGCGTTATAGCCAAAGGTCTGCATCCTTTCAGAAACCTGCTTGGCCCAGACCTTGGACTCTACTTTAGCTGGTGGCAAGATGTCAAACACAATGCGATTGCGGAGAAGCGTCACGTCAAGCCTTGTATCTATATTGTGCCTGTGCACCAGCCCTGCATAGCGTAGCTGTTCTACGAACAGAAAGAGATTTTTGTTAGGGTCATCTGAATGACCGGGGAACATCTCTTTATCTGTGCTTTGAACAACTACCCTTACTACGTAGGTTCTTTTCAAGCTCACCTCCTTTCTAAAACCAGGTCTCATCCACAACTCTCAACGCATGCTTGCACGCCTTGATCCTATCGGCCAGCTCACCTCTTGAATAGTGCAAACCTTGCTTGAAGACGATCTTGGATTTATCACCGTCCTCTCGCTTACTCCTCCGCACCATCTGTAGGTAAGCCATCCTTTGCATCAAGGCGAGCTTGACTTCAGCCTTTAGTAGGCTTGGGCTCGTCTCTGTCTCCACCATCTTCTAATCCTCCATGCAAGGAGTTCCACCTTGTTCCTGGGTTTTATGATTTCTGCGTGAAGCCATCCTACGGTGTTCCTTAGTTCTTGCTTGGATCTTTTCACCTAATACTCCTTGTCTACACCTCTCAGTAAGATGTCACACATCTCTTTCAGCTTTCCTACGGAGTTCTTCCAATCATCTAAGCAATGAGCCTCTTTCACAAAATTCTGGATGATGTGCTCAAGAGCCCAGATATCTGTCCTTTTGGTTCCGTAGGCCTTGACGACCTTGTCCAAGCCTTCCAAGGTATCACCTCCCTTCCATCTTGTTCTTGTCTATAACATCTGCACTATGATCTTAACAAGCTCGGCTGCTGTCACATACCCTCGGGGCTCCCTCGAGACCTCTCCTCTTTCTGTGACATAAGCTACCTCACAGGTACCCTCATCACTGTAGGTTCCTTCCCCTTGGATAATCGACATCACCTTAGTACCCACCTTAAGGTGTACTCGATTAATCTTGTCCAAAGATCTCACCTCCTTTTTCTTTCACTGATAACATGAGGTCTTGGTACTGGTATACTTATCATCATGTATCTTCTTCTACTTTCCCAGAAGATGTAGATCTGTTCTGTTTCATATTCCTCATCTTTCCACTGGATTTCCAGACGTCCTATCTTCAAGCTTTCCTCCCTTTTAGATTGTCCTGTCCACCGCTTGACCAGATCTCGGGCCTCGTTTTACTTAGAGCTCTTCATTGTGATCGTGAACCACACTCAGATTTTCCGTATCTGAGTTCCAGACAAACTCGCCTGTTGCGATACGTCTCTGTACCTCGGCGTTGATGGCCTTGACGTACTTCCGACCATTATTAACCGTATCCTGGGATTTCAGGTATCCGTTGATGGCTTTGAGAGTTTCCTCGTCACCGAGGGATTTCTGTGCATCCTCGATCGAATCCACCTTGCGATAGAACGAGGGAATCCCCTTGGCCTTGTCCACACTCACCTTGATCTTGATTGTCGTCATCTTGGACCTCCGGTTTTAGTTATAGTAGTTTGGAATCGTATGATCCGTCATTTAGATATACTGCCCATTCATCCTTCTGAGTGATTTTCCTTCCTTCGTGTACATCTATTCGTTCGATGGTTCCTAGTACGTTCCCGTCTGGGTCACAGATTTCTATCCCGAGATGACAAGGGTCATACGAACACTCCCTTAAGTAAGGATAGCCATCCATCTCTCCCAAGAAGTTATTACGAGATGTCCTGATTGTAGTTTGGTTAAGACCCATTTTGATAGTCCTTTCCCAAACCAGAGGCCCAAGATCTGGCCGTTCCTATTTGTATACTTTTCCCGTCTTGCGATGGACCGGACGGTCTCCCGCCCGTAGGTGTCATGTTGCCCGAAGCCCGGGACACTCACCTACCTTATATTTGTCTGGTTGCGGATTTTTCCAGATTTCCCCCGATCGATTTGTGGTTTCCGATTTTCCGGTTCCGGTTTCCGGTCGATCCGATTCCCGGTTCCGCATTTCCTCCACACCCATAATATACGAAAAATCCCATGGGAAGTCAACACTTTTTTTGCAAAATCTGAAAAAAAAAATCTTTGGTGGTAAATATAACGAAATAGGATTATCTCGACCTGAATAGTATTCCGACGTACGACGTGCGCTTCAGCAGTACTGCGTGGACCTACATCCGCCAATTTGCCCCCGAGTGGTATTTCTTAGTGGGGGGTATGCTTCCTTGGTACTAGCTGCTACTACTTAGTACTAAGACGCATCTCCAGACGGACCTTCCACCATAGAAAAGATGGTCTAAAGGAGGGAGATGGAGGAATAAGTGACTAAAATTTCATTATGAAAGTTTAAGGAGTCTCGGGTCTGAAATATTAGACTTCCGTGGGTCTTAATTAGACGAACCTAGACATAAAAATGGCCATGGACCCAGAAAATAGCTTGACTTTGGTCCAGAAATGTGGTACATTCTAGTAGAGTGATAGATGTGGAAGGAAAGGTCTTGATTCGTAAGAGGTGGTCTGATGGGCCGTGGACACAATAAAGATCCGCAAATGCTTAAGATGTACCTGCAGCAGATGGTTTTGGCCCAGATAGGGGGATTGGACCATGTAACCATCGGCAAGCTGGTGAATCTAAGTGCCGGGACAGTAGGGAAGGTCCTGAAGACCTTAGAAGCCAAGCGAATGCGTGCGGATATGATGGAGAAGAGGGACCGAGATTTCCATGACAAGGCTATGGACAGAATTATGGCTGTACAGGGCGATATGTCCGAGATTGTTATTAACATCGCCCATCATGCAGAGAATGACAGAGTTAGGCTCTCGGCTGCGATCGACATGCTGGACCGTGGGGCTACGAAAGTTAAGGAAGAGAAGGTTACTGATGACTCACCCTTTATTCAGGTTAATATAGCTAACATCGAGACGAAGCACACCGAAGGCCTTATGCCCACAAATCTTGTCGAGGGCGTAATGCCTGTTGAAGCCATCTTTCAAGAGGAGGTGATAGATTCCAATGGCAAAAGTAACAGGAGCATCGAAGGAGAGCACACCCTCAACGGGGCAGAAGATCAACAAGGACGGGAAGACAGCAGCTCTATTGGGGGCAGCTCTGAGGGAAGGGCAGAGCAAGATCGGATCGCAGGTGATCAGCAAGAAGTAGGAGGTGAGGATGGAGAAACGATGTTTAATGACCTCATTTCCCAATCTCCCACTGGCTACGATGGTGGGCAATTTCCCAACTTCATTGATCCTGAGGAGGAGGGATGAGTGTTCAAAGTAGAATCCCTGGTTCCTTGAGTCAAAAAATAATTGACTCGGGTGTATCGTCAGGAAGAACAGACGCTGCAAAGAGAACTGGTACTTCAGAAGGTCTTAAGCATAAGGGAACCGATGAGCGAAGAAACGTTTCGGCTATTGACGTCCTCATCCGGTTTAACCGGCCAGGAAGGTAAGTCTTTAAAATCTATCTCGCCGGAAGAATGGGCGAAGCGCTGGCCTAATTTTCCACCAAGCGAGTTTAGATGCAAAGGGCTTGAATGTCAAGATAAGTTCTTCGTTCATGTCTCATCAGATTTTCTAGACAGACTGCAGGCTGCGAGGAACGACTACGGGAAGCCGATGGTAGTCGATTCTGGTGGGAGATGTTCACTGTATAATCTTGACCTGCGAAAGCGGGGTTACAAATCTGTCGATGGTTCGGCACACACCATGACAGAGGATCAGCCGTGCGAGGCTGCAGATATAATCTGTCGCCATAGCTCAGTTCGTGATGAGATGGTTCGTGCTTTGCTCGAGTACTTTGACAGAATGGGCATAGCAAATACCTTCCTTCATGTAGACTCAGATACAGAGAAACCACAGGATGTGATATGGGTCTACTCGTAAGTAAACTTTCAACATGAAACTTTACAAAGGAGGCTTTAGTAAGATGAATCGGCTGAAGCAAAACGCAGGCGTGGGAGCACTTATGCTCGTCATTGCCTTTGTCGTAATGGGAGCTTATCGCGACCATGATATTGACTGGAAGCCGCAGCATCACTTCATCCCTGCGACAGATTTCCACACCACGATCACAGAGGGCACACCTAATACGCGTGTGTCTGCTAATGGTGGGGGACAGCAGGTGGAGCTTTCGACCATCGCAATCGATGCAGTGTCGATGGCTACTGGAGATTTCATCGGAACTTATCGACCCTTCTGGCCGGATGTGAATAAGAACTATCCGATAGGAATGAGGGTCTGGTGGACTTCGGATTCTGCTGCGTCTGATGGCAGTATTGATTGGATCGTAGGCCTGGAAGAAAAAGGTCACGGGGTTGCCCTTGAGGCAACTAATGGCCTCGCTGATCAAATCACTATGGATGCAGATGCTATGAGTGCAAGTACTGCTCTTATCGTCCAGCATACTAACTGGGACACGCTGAGTTCGACTGCCATCGGAACATACAATCACGGCACTATGATGCAGATTAGTGTCGAGTTGGATGACTCTGGAGATGCTTCGGCTGACGAGGTTCATTTCTTGGGCGTAGAGTTTGCTTATGTGCCCAATCGGACCTACGGAGCAGGGTCAAGGCGACTTAGTAGTGTCTCAATCGCATCAGCTAATGGATCAGCTGGTATTAACCTGGGCCGACGGCCCTAACGAAGATAACGTACCAAGGAACTAGGTGTCTATGCCCATTGCTGAAGGTATCAAGTGGCCCAGCATATACCCACACCAAAGGGACTTTGTCTTTAACACAGCTCCTTATCCTGCACTATGGGGATCATGGGGCTCTGCTAAGACTTGGGCTTTGGTAATGCGATGCTTGATACTTTCTGTAGACACCGAGTTCTTTGGGGCTCTCTCGGGTAATAGAGGAGTCCTTGGGCGTCAGGTCGCAAAGGACCTCCGCGATACTACGCTCAAGGACTTCTTTGATTTACTTCCTCCTAAGTGGATTAAGAGATATAACCGAAGTGAGATGATAGTAGAACTTGATGGTGGAACAGAGATTATTCTTGCCCATTTCGATGAATTTAAAATCGGAGCTAACCTCGGATGGGTCGCTATAGACCAGATGGAAGAGGTTACAGCAGAGAGCTTCGAGAGGCTGCAAGGTCGAGTGCGTCTTACTAACCTTCGTGGCTTTGATAATGAAGGCATCCCCAAGACACTTAATTATCGTTCTGTCTTTGGAGTAGGAAATACTAATGGACGAGCTAGTTGGCAATATAAACGATGGGAGCAAAATAGACTTAACTTTCTCAAGCAAGAAGAGTTCGATCCTCGCTTTTGGACCCACCCTCCTCTTACCCTTTACGACAACCCTGCTTTGCCCGACGATTATGTCCAGAACCTCGAAGAGACTCTCTCGGCCAAGAAGTTTCGCATCTATGGCCTCGGTTCCTGGGAAGCGTTGGAGGGGGTTATATTAGAGGATTGGGAAGAAACAAGCTGTGTTAATAAGGTTAATATCGTTCCTGCTTCGTACTGGAGAAAGTATTGTTGCATAGATCACGCTAATGCCTCTGGAATTAAAGCCGCGGTATGGTTGGCCATAGACGATGCATGGAATTGTCTCGTCTATGACGAGCTATATGGCAAGGAAATGCAATTAGAGGACTTTATAAAGGGCGTGAGGGCAAAGCTTGTGCAGCATGAGCGCGAGATGGCTGAGTGGGAAGGAAGAAGAGCAGAGGGAATCGAGAATATTACCCTTTGGCCTTGTGATCCTTCGATGTATAGGAAGACTGAGGATAATGCAACGCTGAATGTTATGCAATCTTATGGGCAAGAGGCTTCGAGACAGAGGTTTTCTATGCCCCTTTACCCGGCAGGTAACGATATAGACGCTGGGATTGACAAGATTAACTGGCTTCTACGAAATAATCAGAAAGATAGGCAGAATTTGCCCTACATGCGAGTTAATCCTCGGTGTAAGAACTGGAGATCAACTGCTGGTGCCTGGGTTTATGACGAAAAGACTGGTAAACCCAAAGATGGGCAAGATGATCACGAGATGGATGCTACGAAATACGGAATCCACACTATCTATGTCGGTGATTTCTTACTCAACAAGATTAATCCTGAAAATGAAAGGAGTAGAGAAGAGCAGATAATCTATGATTTTCAAGACTCTTCTCATCCTAATGATCTTAACGACTATCTACTCGACCTCTCCGATATTGGTATGGGGGTGGGAGTATGACGGAAGCCCTGCTTATTATTCTCCTGTCTGTCCAGAGCCTATTGCTCCTTGGTCTTGGCGCAAGCCTAGTTTACATATTGTTTTGGCTGAGGAGGGACCAACAGCATATGCTGACGATGATAATCTCGATTATAAATTCGAGGGCTGCCAGTATAGCTACCGGACTTACAATTAGTAGGGAGGAAAGACCAAAGAAGGGTGTGAGTAGGAAGGTGGAGGAGAACGGTCATATGCCAACTAGTGCGTCAGAGCTGCACGATGCTGCGATAGCCACAGGACAGGTAGATGCAAATACTCTAGCAGAATTGGGGATAGAGACGATTTTTGAGGACGAGAGGGATAAGACATAGATGGCTACTACCTTTGCTGAGGTTCAAAAGACCAAGAATGGGTGGGACAAGTTAGATGATTCAGAATTGGTAGGGATGATTGAGAGAAGGTATGAGGTTTGGCTTGATCAGACTAAGGATCTGCGAAGACAATGGAGACTAAATACCCTGTTTATGCGGGGGATACAGTGGGCTGTTTACGACCCTTCGGGACGGGTTATTGTGCCGAAGCCTCCACCTGGAAAGGTTCGGATTACGAAGAATCTGATGAAGCCCTGGGCATTAGACATCGAGGCTAAGTTTGATTTACTTTTTCCTACATTTGATGTCGTGCCCAATTCTCCAAATCAGGAGGATAAAGATGCTGCCATTGTTGGAGAGGATACTGGCCAGCACTATTGGCGACTGCTTAAGTTTAGATCACGTCGTAGGCAGACAGTTCGTAATTGTCTTAACCATGGTGGCTGTCTCGCTATTCTTGATTGGGACGAGACTGTGGGTCCAAGGTTCCTTCGCACAGGCCAAATTGTTGATCCTACCGGAGAACCATTTCAGGAGATAGAAACCGATGGGGATGTTACCCTTGAGATTTATTCCCATTTTAAATGGTTCTGTGATGAAATACCAGGAGAGTTAGATAGTAAGTCTTGGCTTGGAACAGCTAACTGGATGACGATGGACAAGATCGCGGCTACTTTTGCAGAGGGTGGAGATGTCGAACCAGAGAAATTTTCAAAGCCTCTTGATGATACTCTTGAAGCTCTTCAGCAGGCTCAAGGTCCTGGACAGGCTATGCGACAGGACTACCGTGTTCCTGGCAGTACTGTGTTTAAATGGTACATGCCTCCTCAAGATTCTGTCCATGATGGACTCGTTGTCTACACTGCAGGAAAGAAGGTTTTACAGAGAAAACCTTGGCCAGCAGCCTTTGCTAAGCTCACTGGATTCCCTGCTGTTAAATACGATTGGTATCTCTCCCCTGAGCAGTTTAGGGGCCAGGCTCCAGTGGAAGATCAGATTCCTCTTCAACGTGAGATTAATATTACGTCTACACAGATTATTCAAAACAAAAACGCTATGGCAGTATTGAAGTATCTGGTACCTATAGGATCTGGTGTAGATACTATTAACGACATCGCAGGGCAGTTGATTAGACATACGCCCAATCTTCCACCATCTTATCTTCAACCTCCAACTATACCAGCTTATGTCTTCAAACACGCAAACGATACGATCGAAGCACTCGAGGATGTGCAGATGCTACATCGCCCTTCAAAGGGAAAGGTTCCCCCGGGGGTCAAGAGTGGTGTTGGAATTAATCTGTTACAAGAGCAGGATGATCGTCCGCTTAGTATCCCTGAGGCAGATATTCACGAACAAGATTCTCTCTTGTTCCGTAAGATTCTCCAGATCGTCTCAGTGGCTGTTGAGGAAGAGCGTTTCCTGCAATTTGTGGGTAGAAATAAACGTGTTCAAGTCAAGGCGTTCAAGGGATCAGATTTGCGTAACAACACGAATATACATCTGAGCGTTGTAGAAGGTGCTACTAAGTCTAAGGCGGGCATCCAACAGATGCTCTTAGAATTCATCAGAGTAGGGGCTTTCAGGGACCCTAAAACCGGGGCAGTAGATACGCCCAAAGTTATGGAGGTGATGCGACACGCTATCCCTGGGATTTTGTATGAAGAAGCAACTGACAAGCATACAATCCTCCAGCGAGATGAAAACGACATTCTTTACCAACCTGAGGCCGACGTTCCTATGCCTCAGGCTTGGGAAAACCATGTTCTGCATCTTTCTGAGTTGGAGGACGAAATGAATTCCATGCAGTGGAAGACTAAGGCGGCGAAGGACAAGAGAATCACCGAACGCTTCATCATTCACCGCACTATCCATCTGCAACTTTTTCAGGGCGGTTCTACTGGCCAACTCCCACCGACAGCTACAGGGGGCAATGAGCAAGCGCAGCCTGAGCCTACCGGCCAAGTCGCTGGGGCATGAGCTAGAAAGGGAACTAAGATGGGACGGTTAAGCAACAAGTGGTTGAAACAAGGAGATGGGACCCTATGGCCGATTCATGGTGGCAGCGATCCACCACCGGAGGATAATCCAGATCCTGCTGTGCCAGCCATCGAAGTTGATGGTAGGCAGTATAGTCAGGAAGATGTTCAAGACCTGATCAATGGAAACATGATGCAGGCTGATTATACTAAGGGCAAGATGGCGTTAAGTAGAGACCAAGAGGCTTTGGCAAGGGAGAGGGCGCAGTTTGCAGCTGATAGAGCTGTTCCTAAACCTGCAGAGTCTAGAGTAGCGGACCTTGAGGAAGAGTATCAAGATCCTGAGCTGAAAGCGGTTACGCAATCAGTGAAGGAGCTGACAGATGTGGTAAAGGGTCGTGAGGCGCAGGATCAAAAACGAGCTGAGGAGGATAGGCTTGCCCACATGAACTCACAGATAGACTTGGCTGTCGATAGGGCAGACGAGCTTATTAAGAGTGATTATAAGCTTGCTACCCTCAATGGCGTTGCTGCACAGATCCAGAATCACATCTATCGAGACGGTAAGGTTCCTACGGCTGCAGAGGTCCAGAATATCGTTATTGCTCAGCACAGAGAAGTTGCTAATCGGGGTGGAAGCGTAAGAGAACACGTGGGTGATACTTCTCAAGGGGAGAGTACGAAAGAAGGTGCTGGTGTAGGTGACTCTCCTCCGTCTGAGAAACCGCCTGCCCGGCCGAACATCGATGACAGTGATGAGGTTGAAAAACACCTTGCTGCTTTCATTGAAGCTCGGAAAGACCAACCAGGTTTTTACACAGAATAGGAGGAAAAAGAAACGTGGCTGCTCTCACAATGTCCGCGTTTGACAACATTCTGAAGGAATTTTACCTTCCCCTGTTTGAGGAACAATTCAACAGGCAGACCGTGCTGATGGATGAGGTTATTCTTAAGCGCGACTCTGAGCATGTAGAAGGTAAAAATGCCTTCATTGCTGTCGAATGGGAGACGCTGGGAGGCACGGACTCAATTTCGGAAGAGGGAACTCTTCCTACTCCGGAGCCAGGAGATTACAATCGGCTTCAGATTGGGATGAAGTATCACTATGCACGCTTTCGAATTACCGGTCCAGTGATTGACGCTTCAGCCTCAGATCCTGGGGCCTTCGCTCCTGCCCTGCAGCGGGAGATGAAGAGCAAGATCACAAGCTTCTTGCGTCATGCGAATAGAATGATGTTTGGAGATAGTAGCGGTGCGCTTGCGCGTATCGACGACGCCTCTCCAGACACGACCTTGGGCGTAGATGCTGCATATGGCATCGCCAATGATGATAATGGAACTCTGTTCCTAACGCCCAATATGAACCTGACTTTCGCTTCTGCTAAGACTTCGGGAACGAATCGAGGTACAGCGAGAGTTACAGCAGTAAACAAGTCTACCGACATCATTACCGTTAATGCGGACCCTGGAGTCTCTAATAATGACTTTATCTTTAGAGAGAACTCATCTGATGATGGGACAGGGACCACTAAGGAGATGATGGGCCTGTTGGGTATTATCGATACCACAGACTTTGTTACGACCCTGCAGAATATTAATGGATCCACGGAGACGCGGTGGCAGGCACAGCACCGAACAGGATCGACAGCAGGGACGAACGAAGCATTGACTTTGCTTCGCATGCAGCTTCTGTGGGACGATGTAACCTTCAACGGTGGTGGACAGCCGAAGTTCATTCTCTGCAACCAACGCACGGCACTCACCTACGCTATGATGGCGAAAAGGGAGAACATTACCACCAACAAGATGTCTCTGGACGGTGGTTGGTCTGGCCTCGATTTCAATGGTCAGGCTCCAGTAATTGCCGATGTGATGTGTCCTCCGAACAGGATGTTCTACGTCACTCCTGAGACCCTGCGACTTTACGAAATGGCAAGGCCTCAGTGGTTGGACAGAGGAACAGGAGTCTTGAAGCAGGTAGGTGACACGGATGTATTCCAGGCCACCTACTACTGGTATTCCGAGCTTGGCGTGAGCAATCGCGGGAAGAACGGAGTGCTGGAGGATATTACCGAACTGAGTTAAGGCACACTCTCGGTCGGACTGATCCTCCTCCGTGTGCCAATGGGCTGCTGGAGGGGAGATGGGAAACACGACGATCCCTCGTAGTTTCTTGCGATCTTCCCCTCCAGTAGTTCTAAAATTTCATAATGAAACTTTAAAAAGGGGAGAGTAGAATGATTCTTCGGGTAGATGAATGGATTTCTGGTGTGACAGACGACTCCGGATCTACAGCGAAAGCTACCTTGCCAGTGAATCCTATTGGGCATGAGAAGGTTATTCCTGTGGTGATTGTAGGCAAGGAGATCTTTATTTTAGATGATGGAAGTAAAAGGCCCTTTCTGTCCGGAATCACAGCGACTACGATTAACGTCCAGGCTATTACGACTAGTGCGCCCTATGTGATTGGACTGATGGATGTTAGTGGCACCGAATTGTTTGATCTTCAAGACACGGCAGCTAGTTAAATGGAGCAGAGAGTCTTACATGCGATTAAGGTCTCTAAGCTTATTGCAGTTGATGAGGAGACTGCTCTTGACAAAGCTGGCATGTATGGCTCTTTCGAGACCAGTAGTCAGTCCGCGGTCTCGTGGATGTTCTACCAACGCCCAATCTCTGATTTTGTCAAGCACAGCTTGGTAAGCGAAGAGAATCAACAAGGAGTGTGGCTTATATATGGGACGCTTAACCCAAATAAGGAACTCTATCTCGCCTGATGCGAGGGTGATCCTTACCAAGATGGATCATAAGCAGGGAAGGGCTGAGGAAAGAATATATGCCTCTGAGAGCCTTGACACTGATCATCCCAATGTAGAAAAGCGTTTTCTACAAGCTATCCACAAATGTAACCCCAGATTTGTGCTCTATTGGGAACTTCAGGTGTCAGGGGAACACAGGTGGCATGTTAAGCTCCATCGGACTGACTCACTTACAGATACACCTGAGCACGTTTTGCTTCTACTCTTTCCAGAAGGTGATGTCTTTGGAGAGTATGTTCCCATAGACCATAGGACAGTTGCTCGACTTGAGCAGATAATGATTTGGTCTCAAGATCCCGTGCAGTTCTTTCACGACCTAATGGACGAGAATAAAGAGGCGAAGAGAAGGAAAGATGCAGAGTATGAGCAAGCTGTTCTTGATTGGGGAAATTATTATAGAAGACTTTTTGCTCGCCTCGCTGATAATACTCCTGACTGCAGATGGAGCCCTGGGATAAGTAAGCTTCCTAGTGGGGGATACGAAGCAGGGCAGGCTCCTGTAGGTCGGCATATTACTAAGGCGGTTTAAATGCCAGCTAGGACTCTACCAGAAATCTTGACTGAGATTAGGACTTATCTCGACGATCCTGACGGAGATACGTTTACGTCAGACCAGCTGCTTGTGACCTTTAATAGGGCAATAGGCTATTACGACACTGTGCTTACTACTCAGGCCAAACAGATCTTTATGACCAATAAGGACATTACGCATGATGGTAGTGAGCTGCAACGAATCTTGCCCTACCTCCCTCGAATTGTTTCGATCGAGCGGACAAGCAGTTCTCCTCGGAGTGAGATCCATCCCATGTGGATGGGGTTTAAAGATAGATTTAAATACTTGGGATCGAGTATTCTTGACACGAACCTTGTTGACAGCTCATACAACAGATACTATATCCAGAATAACCAGCTTGGATCACTACCAACCGTTGCATCAGGAACAGATCGTGTTTGGGTTGCATTGGCAACACCTCAGTTGCATTACGGAGAAGTTACGAGCTACACAACGAGCACCAAAGCCCTTGTAGTACAGGCTCTAGCTCCAAGTACAGATACTGAGCATCTAGGAGAGCTTATCTCTCAAGATGATTCTTATAATGAAATGCCCATTATCTTTCATTCTACCCGTGAGCTGAATACCGTAACTGATTATGCTCAAAGCACTCGTACTATGACTCTTGCCTTTACGCAGGAAACAGCACCTAGTCTTAATGATAACTATAGCATTCTTCCTCGTATACATCCAAACCATCAAGGAACCTTAATTTGGCATACAGTAAAGCTTCTCAGGGCCTCACAAGATGAGGACACTGGTGAAGCTCAGTCCCTTGAAAACGAGGCTAAACGAGAAATGCTCGCATACTACAGTGATCCCGCTTTGACTCAGGGAACGGAGTATGTAGACATGACCCAAGAGTGGGCTCAATAAATGGCTTATGGAAACATTGCAGTAGGTACTAGTGCTACCGTGATCCTTGTAGCCAATCCTAAGCGTACCATGTTTCAGCTTTACCATGATGGAACATCTGCGGCTATATACCACGGAGAAAATAGTAGCGTGACAACTGCTAATGGTTATACTTTAGCTCAAACTGGAGAGTACAAAGACGAAACTACCATTGGGCGTAAGTGCTACCAAGGAGCTGTCTACGGTATTGTAGCTTCTTCTACAGAGGACCTACGCTACATTGAAAGAGAATAATGGCTAAGATTCCTCACAAGTGGATACATCGCCAGAGTATAGAGCATGGAGTCAATGACTCTGAGTTTGCAGGAAGTGTGGGTAAATCTCAAGTCTCGAAGGCGGTTAATTACGATCTTTCAAAATCTCAAGTCTTTGAGTCTCGAGGAGGAAGCCAAAAGACTTCTGCATCTGCAACAGCCGCGTCTGAGGTCGTTCACATGGTTGTTGAGTATAGGACTGTCTCTTCGGGTACCATTACTCGTAAGTTTTTGGTCTTTGCTGGAACTAAGCTTTACAACTATGATACCTCTGCTAAGACATATTCTACCCTTAAAACAGGGCTAGCAGGGGTGAAGCCGAGTGTTGCAGTGTTTAGAGATGACGCAGGATTAGATGTGATTTATTACTGTGATGGAACAAACTTTGACTTTTATGATGGGACAGGAATTACAAGCGTTCTTTCAAGCTTCCAAGGTGGAGCAGCAGGGGCTAAGATTCCTAGATACATCCATGCCCAACATGAGAGACTCTGGGCCGGAGGTGGAACCTGTGATCAGAACCGAATCTTTTATTCTCCTGGTAACCCTGCTCATGCAGAACAAACTTGGGGAACCCTCGATTATCTTACCTTCAGAGGTGTAGAACGCTTTACTGGTATTCATGACTTTTCAGACTATATTGCTGTAGGGACTGAGGACAGCATCTATATCATAACTGGAAGAGGCGGGCACTCAGAAGATCCGTATGTTCCAGTTCATGCTACACAAAAGATCGGTATCACCTCCCACTGGAGTATGGTGTCTCATGGAGGGTATCTCTACTTCGCCAATGCGGATGGGATACATATTGGGCGATTAAGAGCTGCATTGAAAGACCAGATGGAAACAGAGCTTATCTCCTTCAACATGGCTAATACCTTTGATGACATCAAAGACGGTGAATGGGATAATATTGAAGCTGCCTTCTTTGCTCCTAAAGAGCAGATATATTTCACGGTACAAACTACCTTGGCATCTAATCCAGATAAGATGCTGGTTCTATCAACCGCTCTTTCTAATCCTTCGATTGCTAAGCCCGACCGAGGTATTGATCATCGCTTTGTATGGGCAGGATACCATGAGGGCTTAGACTTTAACTCGATTGGAGTCATACGAGGTTCTGATGGAAAAAAGAAACTCTACGTCGGAGGATCTGATGGCTTTGTTCGAGAATACTATACCGATCATCTTGATGATAGAGCAAGTGATGGAACAGGAGGCAGTTCAGTTTCTTACGAACTCAGACCTCGAGAGGAAGACTTCGGGGGCCCAGGGAATAGGGCTCGGGTCTACGCAGTATACCCATCTATGCATATGAGAAAGAATAGTACAGCTCAGTTTGAGTATATTGTTAATCAAGCCCAAAGAAGGCCCTCGTCTGCTAAGACCATTACTCTTAGGGGAAATGTTCCCTATTTGCATCTAGTCGATACTACTGTGACCTCGACTATTGGATCTACTATCTTGACTGAGAAACCTCGTGCGACAGCTAAGCTCCGCGTAGGTGTGCAATGTAAATCTATCCTACCCATTTTCACTAATGTAGGAGGCTCAGTTGATGGAGAGGAGTATTCGTTTTCTGGTGTCTCTTATGAGATCCAGACTTTACAACGCAGTTCTTATACATGAGGTCTAGATGGCTATAACTATAGATGTAGGTACAGCTCATGTTGACGGAGACAGAAACTCTCCTACAGATTTTAATACTCGGTGGACTACGGTTAAGTCGAGCATTGAGGATGCCTTAAGCTTCCTAACCGAGACTACTGATGGTTGGAATGTAAAGACTACTAGTGTAGCTGCTGGAGCTGTTAAGACTATGCTACAATTAGAGTGGGACCCATCAGATGGTAGTAATCTAACGGATAACACCTCTGGTATTGGCATCGACTTTAAAATGCCAGATGATGGCGATGTGCAGTCGGTGTATGCTACTATCGCGTCTATGGTAGTAAGTGACGCAGCAGGGTCAGAGGAAGGAGAGTTAGGCTTCTGGGTGCTTAAGGCTGGGACTAATACGGAGACGGTTACCCTGTCTAGTGCGGCCTTTGCTCCTGTGACCACAGATCATGTGTCTCTCGGAACATCTGCACTTAACTTCTCTGACCTGTTCCTGGACTCGGGGGCTGTTGTAAATTTCAATTCCGGCGATGTCACTATTACTCATTCTGCGAATGTTCTGGCTCTTGATGGAGGTGTTCTGTCTGTTGATACTACAACGGAATCTACAAGCACTACTACGGGATCTATCCACACCGATGGC